TCTTGATGTATATGTCTTTTTATTATATTTTATTTGAACACTGTAATAACCAGAGCTATCTTTTGTGCCAGCTTTTTTACCAGCATATCGTGCATTCCACGGATTTAATTTATCTTCACGATATTTCCAATATATATTTCCTTGAAGAACTCCATCAACGTATTCTTCACGATATTCAAAACATTGATGAATATATTCTACTGGAATGTTTCTAATACTAGTAATCATAAGTAATCAAAACCTTCTTCTGTGGTGTAATACACTTTCTTGATGCCAAACTGTGCTATTGCCCTTTCACACCCTTCACAGGGCTTAGACATACCACGCACAAACTTCTTTGCATTTGTGTCTTCAAACTTTACCCGCATGATATACAGGGTGCTCTTGCTGATAGTCTCAGCATCAACAACTTTCAACGCATTTTTAATAGCATCAATCTCAGCATGAAGATAGATAGCTTCTTCATGTTTAGCAAATTTACGCTGAAAGGGGTGTGACTTCTTTTTGTTGAAGCCCATCCCAATAATTTCATTCTTATAGACCAAACATGCCGAAAGCCTCTGTCTACTTCTAGACACAGGCTCCACGGCTTCAGCTACTTTCTGTAGTACTTTGAAGTACTTCTCACATGCCATAACTAATAACCAGAATGTCCACATTACGAAGAGCGGTAACAGGCTCATAAATGGCCATCTCGCCGTCCCAGAAATCATAATCAAAGCGAGGATGACCTTCACGAATAGGAGTGAAATGCACAGCCCGACCAGTATCAGCAGAATGAACTATCAGATTCTTTGGGAAACCACGATAAAACTTTTCGTCTTGTGCTGAAATATAAAGTGCACGGTTTGCTTTGATAAAATCGCAATCGGCGGTGCTAATTTCTACGGTCATTGACAGTTCCTTCCGTTTTGTTGAACCCGCTATATGGGATTCGAAAGGAACTGTCAATAGTTTTTTTACGAAGCTAGAGTTAGACCAGTTGTTTGTTGTAGATACTGCTTGTTGACCTGATCATCAGTCTTGACGATAGCAACAATAGCACTGTCCTTAATTTTGATCTTTGCATCCTGTGGAGCAGAGAACATGTACGGGACCATACCAAGACCCTGTGGACCCATGATAAATGTCATTGGCTTTGTGAGGATAACAGTATCCTGAGTTGGTTCACCAATACGACCAACAACTTCTTCACCAGAAATAAGCTTCACAGAAACTGTATCGCCCGTCTTATATGGAATTTCAATTAACATAATATTTCCTTTTTAGTTTTTAATTAAATTGCAAAAAAATGCAGGGGTAAATCCATCAAACCCACCGCCCATATTAAGATGGCGCAAAAGGATTTTGGCTTCTTCTTTTTTTAAGGAAGACTTGATCAACAATCCTGTAGTAGTTTCAATCAAATCATATACGCTAAACATGAAGTCTCCTTCAAAAACTTCTTGTTTACAACCAACTAATTTATAATTCATACGACTGCCCCTTTACTTAAAATCATCAAATGATGGCTTCTTACTTGCTTTTTGTCCAAATGCTGTATCAGGAGCAACCGTATCATTAACAAGATCATCTTGTGCAGATTGTTCGGCATCATACAGCTTCATACGTGATTTGTCAACACCAATCACAAAACGCTTATACATTTCAGGATCAGCATAACGATTCTTCAACTGCTTCACCATGATCTGATTTAACTGTTTAAGTTCATCTGTTGCAATCAACGCAAACATAAGGTCTGCCGTTGCTGGTAGACCAAATGATTCAGAAGTATCAGTCAATCCAACATCGCTGTTGTCATAACCACCACGTGTTGTCTGAGTAGCAGTCACAATAGGTACGTTAAATTCTACTGCCAACCCACGAAGCTCTTCAGCAATTGCCTTGATATAAGTATATGAATTGACCCCTGCGCCTTGTTTCATACGCGAAGAACTACAGATATTGAGATAATCAATATAAATGATATCTGGAATGAAGTTTCTCTTAATCTTTAGTTCATTTAGAAGATGACGGAAATTCGCAGAACCAGCACATGCAGTTGGATATTCCTTAATAATAAGCTTACCAACTGTTTTTTCACGTAGGCGATTAATTTTTTTGTCATATAAATCCTTTGGAACATCATATAATTGATCAAGTGGAATGTTCAATAGGTTAGCATCGATACGTTCTGCAATCTTTTCTTCAGCCATTTCCATAGTGATATAAAGAACATTTTTTCCTTCTAGCAGATTAGCAGAAGCCATATGACACATAGCCAATGACTTACCAACACCTGTACCAGCCAAAATAACGTTGAGCGTTTTACGTGGCAATCCGCCCTTGGTAATCTTGTTTAGATATTCAATATCAAAAGGAATGCGTTCTTCTTTACGATGATAAAATTCAAAACGAGAATCAGTGTCTGATAAAAAGTCATGCCCAATTGATGTATCAAACGAAACTGCAAGAGCAGAAGACAACAGGTCAGGAATAACACCCTTTGACAAACTTCCTGAAGCATCGCCTAAAATTTCAATAGACTTAGTGATTGCATTATATAGAGCTTTATCTTGGCAGAAAGATTCTGTCTGATCAACAAGCCAATCGACTTGGGACAAAGCATCAGACTGATTGGGAATTTCATCAATAGCAGCTTTACATTCTGTAAACTGTTCATCTGAAATACCAATATAGTTTGATAGGTCAATCATCAACACTTCCTTAGTCGGGAAAGCATTATATGATGTGACATAGTTATTGATCAGTTCAAAAATGACCTGATCATTCTTAGTCTGAAAATATTCTATTTTTATAAAGGGAATGACCTTACGGCCATAGTCTTCATTGTTGATTAGGTTATTGAAAATGACCTGTTCAATCGACATTAGTTTTCCTTATATTGCCAGTAAACCGTAGACAGGTGTCCTCAGTCTGTAAACTAAGGACACCTGTCATTAACATTATTCTGAAGTAATTGCTTCGTCTTCATCTTCAATAGAATTGATTACGGAAGCAACATCATCTTCTTCTTTAATGATATCACCATGGGCAACACTGTATTTCTTTTCAACAAAGTTACGGAAACTCTGGTCCTTTAGAATAGGAAGCCAGAAAGCAGATGTGTTTGTAGCATCTGTCTTAACCTTGTTTTCTTCATCAATTACGCCAGTTGCCATATCAACCTTGGCATAAGCAGTGCTGTTACCAATCTTGGTTTTGACAATATGGCCTGATTCTTCAGCAATGTCAAGTAGTCCTGACCACTTTGAAATACCACCTTCATGAAGAACGGTAACAGGGATTTTTGATTTTTCACGCACGTAGCGGCTCTTCTCTACATTGATAATAAAGTTGTAACCAACAAGTTCATTCTTATCCTTCTCTTGTTGGCGACCAATGATAAAGATATTATCGGCTGAGTAGTACGAGCCAGTACCACCACCTACGACATCCTTAGCATACATTTCAAGGGTCTTATAGGTATGGTTCACCGCAATCATAGGAATATCCTTGATTGTTAAGTGTGGTGTAATCATACGGAAGAATGACTTTAGCTGTTTAGCACGTGTCATGTCGGTTGTTGACTTACCATCAAGTGCATCTTCAACTTCCTTCTTTGAAGCAAGATTGCCGATAGAATCGATGATGATAATTACACGCTCATCACGCTCAATTCCTTCAATCTGCTTCATGCAATCAAACTTCAATAGTTCAATATCAGTGATTGGTGTATGCAATACACGTTCCATATCAATACCAAATGATTCAAAATATGATTGTGGAGTACCAAATTCACTGTCATAGAACAACAATACTGAATCTGTATACTTGTCCATATAGGACTTAGCCATTAGTAGAGAAAATGCTGTTTTAAAGTGCTTTGATGGTCCAGCCCACATGGTAAGGCCTGGTGTCAGACCGCCGTCTAGACTGCCAGATAGTGCGATATTGATTGCTGGAATTGGTGTTGGAATCATGTCCTTCTTAGTAAAGAACTTTGATTTTGACAGAATTGCACTGTCTTTGATTGTTGATGTTTTTTTGAGTCTATCCATTAGTGACATATTTTTTTCCTTTAAAGATTCCCATTCGGGAAGATTGTCCTGATTTTTGCTTATTTTTACGTATATTATTCCCTTTCGGGAAGATTAGCTATTCACAACACTGAGCAGTTTCTTTTTAAACTGTTCAATCTTTTCACCACGATTTGGCCAATGAATGTAGGCATTTTCATCCCCATCCTTAGCCAAGTTGTTAAGTAGAGGCAGTATCATATGATACATACGCTCAACCTTACTTTGGACACCTTCAACGGCACTAGCTACTGCCTGATTTTCCTTTTCAATGAAGTCGCCTTCACTAACAGAAGAAAACCCAAAGTCAAACTCATCATCTAATTCCAAATTTTTCATTTATTAATCCTCAAAAAAAATCCATAAGAGAAGGCTTATCAACAAGCTGCCAGCCGATAGCATCGGTGATGTTCGACAGTGGAGATAGGTATGCCTTTTCGAATTGGACATGATAATCAATATGGCGCTTCAAGTCAAGCTCTTCTGGTACCACGGGACCACAAG